GCGCACGTCGTCGGATGTCCTGGACGACCTGAACGACGTTGGCGGGGGCGAGGATGTGGAGGCGTTCGGGGTGGCGTGTGACCGCGTGGCCGAGGCCCTCGACTCCTTGCTCGGCTGGACCCCAGAGGAAACCCCATGACGCCAGAACAGACCACCACGCTCATCGCCATCGTGACCCGCTATCAGCAGGCCGATCTGGCGTTCATGGCCGACGGCTCGCGGGCGCATGGAGCGGCCCTCGCCGCGTCCCTCGCGGAGCTGCTCGACTGGAAGGAGGCGCCGCCCTGGACCACCAGCCCGACAGCGTCCAACGGGGAGACCCGCGAGCGACCCTTCAACACGCCCGGCACCTCGGTTGGCTGTGAAGACGCGGACGGCCTTTTGCGTATCCACCCGGAGGCGGAGACGTGCGCCGTGTGCGCGCAGCCCACGCCCGGTTCATGCGGGACGTGCGCGCACTTCTGGCCGTGGGACCGCGCGACGCTGACCGGCACGGGTGATTGTCACCATCCGGCTTACCGAGGTCGCCGCAACGGCTTGCCTGACGATGACGGCTGCCTCAAAGGCTACATGCCGAAGGCCACGGCTGAATTTCTCGGCCCTGACCCAGGTGTGCAGTTTACCTGGAGGGGTTGACAGATGCAGACGGGAGTAAGTCAAACAGTGCACGCTCGGCTGCACGGCGCAAGACTAACCCTGGGAGTGTTTGCAGCACGCCCTTAACCCTGCCTTTGATCCAGCGGCCAAATTCGGCAGAGGCCCTCTTGATATTCCCTTCATTCAACGCACGACGCATCGTGCTATTCCAAAGGGACCCTACATTGAATTGAAAACTGACGAGTGCAGAAAACTGGTTGTCCGAAAGTGGCACTTTAATAAGGTGCGAGACGTCTAATGCCGCTTGCATGAGGTCCGCTCTCAGAAGCACCTCGGCCTGCTCGAGGGTGATCCCATCAGGGTAGAGCACCCTCGCGATAGATTCCCTGCGCACAAACTCCCCGTCTGGCATACGCAGCGCATGACCCCAGCCTATCGTCCAGATGCCGACAGGATCGCAGTAGGGGTCGAGGTTGACCGTGGTCGGGTCGCCATCCATGATGCCCTCCCACCGCTTGACGAGGCTGATGCCTGCGTCGTTGATCTCTCTCATTTCACAGGTCCGAACGTCAGCGTGGCCCAGTCGAACGTGCGGCCCTCGGCCGGCTTCATCTCGTCGCGCAGCATCGCCTCAAGCTGCGCTCGTTCCGCGGTGAGCTTCACGAGCTCGACCTCCGCCTGCGCCTGCGCGAGTGCAGCGCGAAGCTGCACGACCTGCACGCGCAGCACATGCGCCTCGGCCTTCAGCTGTGTCACCTCTGACATGACGGCGGCAGGCGGTAGGACGGTCAGGCCCTCAACGCGCGACACTTGCGCTGAGAGTGTCAGCGGGAGGGCGACGACGAGAATCATACACGCTATTTTCACGGCAAGTCCTTAGGGGTTATACGCAGGAACAATGAACACATTACCAGCAGCGTCCGCGACATGGAGATACGCTGCGGGGTTCGCGGTCAGCGCAGCAGCGGCGCCGTTTGCGCCGATGGTGAGTTGTGTCAGCGCATTTGCCCACCGCGGCGCTGTGCTGACGAATGACGCACCATACATCGTTTGTCGACCACCAGCAAACCCCATGATGATGTCGGCGGCGTTGTCATTCGACATGTAGATCGCGCCCCCGTTGGCGTTACTGCGACTCTCAATCACAAGGAAGTTCCCGTTAGAGCGCATGTACGGGATGGTCGTGGACGTGCCGTTGTTGGTAAAGATGCGTAGGTCAGTGTCGAATTGCACGTAATTAGATGCGCTAATGGACACGAAACCTAGCGTTGAAGACGTATCCGCATGAGCCGACACACTGGCAGATAGATTAGTGCCGCCAGATGAGGGTAAGTTAGCGGCATAAATAGACGCTATGAGTGCAGGGCCAAGATTGTAATTTCCAACGCCAGTCCACGTGGATTGCACTCGAGCTGCTCGTCCTGAGCCATCCGGGTCGGCAGCGTACAGACCAAGACTCCCAGTTGTAGTGGAAAACACATAACCACGAGCGTCAGAGAATACCGTGGACGGGATAATCGCTGTCCCAGATGAACTCGTGGTGAAATTAGCACTCTTAATTGTGAGGTTCGTTCCATCCCACTTCATCTCATTACCGCCAGGGACCCCCACGCGGAACGTCGGCGTGCTCGTCGCGTCCAGCCAGTAGCCCGTGCCGGTTCCGAGTGCTGTCGCACCGCTACTGCGGATCGTGTTTGCGATCACCATGTCAGTAGCGAAATGCTCGCCAGTGATCTGTGAGATCCCCGCCGCACTCCACGGGCTTGCCGTCGTCTGCCCAGTGGTCGCCTGTCCGAAGTACAGACGCGTGTAGAATAAGAATGGGTCAAGCTGAGCACCGGGGTAATACTGTCTGAGGTTCGGATGCCCACGCACCGCTCCAGCAGGGGCCACCGCAATCACAAACGCACGACCCCACGTGTCCCAGGTCGTTCCGCCAAGCTTTGCGCCGTCAGAGCATGTGCCGTTCGCACCTTGCGATGTGCTGAGATTCGTATTCGCGGCGTTATACCACGTAATCTCAGCATTCACTGCGGCCCCGCGATGGTTGCCACAAAAGAAGCTAAACTCGTAGGTATCCCCAGCCGTGACAGGGTAGGCCGGGCCATAGGTATTAGAATGTGTGCCCACGGATGGAGTGCCTATCATTTGGAAATAGCAGCTTCCGCTTCCATTTACGAACCACGACGCCAACGCGCAATTCTGGTTGTAGCCTAACCCAGAGGTTCCGCCAACTCCTTCAGCGCCCCAGTCCGCCCCCGGTGCCGTGCCCGTGCTCCACGAAACCCCGTCACTCGATAGCGCGAAGCCCGCGGCCGTGAAGCGCATCATCTGACTGTTCGTGATCTGGTTCCGCCCGCCGCTGCCGACCGTGACGCTTCCGCCAAACGTGCCGTTGCCGACGAACGTGGCGTTACCGGCCGCATCGACCTGGAAGTTCGTAGTTCCTGCGCGCCCGATGCGGACGCCGTTCGTGGGGTCAATCTTCACCCAGGCGTTATCATTGTCGCCGAATGCCGCACCGTAGGTCGTCACACCATAGCCATACGTCCCGTTGAGGTTGCCAATCGCCCAGCGTGGTGCAATATCACTGAACGTGTTACTCAGTCTTACATTGCCCACAATCGTGGGACCAGCCGTCGACCCCGCCACCACGCCAGCCACCGAATACAAATCGATAAATCCGTTGCCCGTGGTCCCGCTGTTGAACACGGCGTCACCAGCCGTCCAGACGTTTGCACCACTGCCGTCCTGGTTGCGCGCGATGGTGTAGCTATAGGGTCCGCCGCCACCAGCAGATCCAGTGACCGCGAGCCATTCGAGGCTGCCATCGACTTGGAGCACGACACGATCGCCGCTTTGCATTTGATTATGCTTGACGTACATTGTCGTGTCAGCTGCCGCGAGGTCACTCGTGAGTGTCGTCGTCGGTCCCACAAGGATGCGACCGCCAATCGTCGCGATCGTGTTCTGTGCAACCAGCGTCTCGACCCATAGCTCAGCCGCGTGCAGCGTCAGATACTTGTTGGTCAACATCCCGATGTTCGTCGTGTAGCCAACACCGGGCAGAATGTCGAGCCCCGTAGGTGCCGTGATGATGTCACCGGCGGGGCTCAGCGTGAGATTTGCCGAGGCGGTGAGCGTGGGCGTGGTCATCGACGTCGTGCCTGTTACCGTCGCACCCTGGACCGCGCCAGACGCCGTGAGCGACGTCACTGCCGGCGTGGCCGAGTAGACAGGGGCCGTGCTCGTGCCCGCACTCGTGAGCACCTGCCCTGACGCTACCGCCGCACGCCCGGCAATCGTCGTGGCCCCACTCGCGTAGAGCACATCCCCCGTGGTGTAGGACGACAACCCCGTGCCGCCATCCGCCACCGCCACATCCGTGCCGCCAGCGCGGTAGATTTCGCTCCATGTCGAGGCGGCCGTCTTCACAGAAATCGTGTAGGGGCTGTCTTTTCGGATGTACGTATCGCACACCGCGCCGAGGCCAGCCGCAGGTGCGCCGGTCCCCGAATGCACGGTGCACACACTCCCTGTCACGCCAACATTGACGCGGAGAGCATTCACGGTCGCCTGCGCCGACGCAAACACGGCCGTCAGCACGAGGGGGATGAGCACGCTACAAACTCTGAATGCTGCCGATGCCATAAATCTCTGCTCCTGTGTTATTCGAGGTAATCTGGAGTTCGTAACGTCTTCCGGCGACAAGTGCTGTCGTGGTGTAGAACGTCGTGAGTGAAGGTGTCGTGCTCGTGACACCTGAACTTGTGGCGACTGTCACACCGGTGTCGATATCTCGGAGGCGTGCGGTCACTTGCACGCCTGACTGTCCCCATAGCTCAGCGCGGATCACCGCACTCATCGCTGCCGGTGAGACGAACGGAATAGCGTTGACCACGCGAACATAGGTGCCAGAATTAGGCGTCTGTGCCTGCTCTGTTGCTCCACCGAGCGAGATTGACAACGATCCCGTGAGCACAACCGAGGTGTTCACGCCTCCGCTGAACGTCGAACCGCCACCACCCGAGGCGGTGAACCCTCGAAACGTATCGAGGGCGCTGCCAGTAACAGCCCCGGTGTTTACCTTCACCGTGTAGACCCAGCGTCCCTCCTGACCGGTAGCCTGAACCTCCAGGATGAAGCCTGTTACGTTGAGCGCAAGGTCCGTTAAAACGATTGAGATTATCTGCCCGGGCTCAAACCCGTGCTCGACAGTATCAAACTCAATCTCATAAGGTATCACGCCATGCTTCGCCGCAAGGCTCGCGAGCATGACGTTTGCCGCAATAGGGTCGGTGATGTCCCCGAACTCGAAGAACCTCGTCACTTTCGGCGAGCTTAGGTTGTCAACACTTACGTAGAACGGGTATTGTGCCGTGAACGTGATAGCGAACACATCCCCGATACTCGGTATCGGTGAGATGCTTCCTACGGTGACACGGCCCACAAGGTTCGCACCGCCATTCCAAGTCCAGATGAACTCAGCGCCAGTGATGCCGATAGTTTTCGACACGCTGTTGAGTTTGCACGTTACGCCGCCTGTTGGGGTAGACGGAGCGAACACATCGAGGTACCCGAGTGAGGTATGCGCGGCCGTAAGTGTGACCGTCTGCGTAACCTCAGCGGCTTTCTCAGAGCCGCACTTGAGCACGATATTGCTTCCGTATTCTCCGGCGCTTTTCTTCCACTTGATTCGAGTGTTGCGCTCTGATGCATCAGTAATTGCGTAAGGCGCAGATGGTGTTCCGAGGTTCGGATTCACCATACGCAACACTTTCGTCGGGGATATGCTCGCGACCCAGCCGGCTCCTGTCGCAAGCCCCGAGAGGGCGGAGAGATCCCGAATCACGTCGCTCGCTGACTTATTTTTCCATTGCAGCCCTACGTGCGTACCCGTCGGTCCCACGTCTTGCGCGGCATCGAGAGTAATCGCGTAGGGCGTGTTGAGGAAATGTACGACGAGGTCTGACAGAATACGTTGGAGAGTAAGATTCATCGACCGCGCACAATAGCCAACGGCTGCGGCGCCAGGAATGTTGATCGGGATCGTGAACGTGTCAGCGTCTACAACGGTCACGGTGTAGAACGTGTTCGGCACGCCTGTGTGGTCCTGAATCAGCACGACATCGCCAGTCGTGAAGTTGTGCGCCGTTGCTGTGTTGATCGTGCCCGGGTTACCGACATTGCTGGATGCAATATTGATGTTTGCTCCGACATAGCCGCCAGTCACAAGCGTCCAGTCGAGCGCTGCCCACCAATCGACGCACTCCACGACGTGGACCAGTCCGCCCTCGTTGTGCAACCGCCCGGCGTCTATCTCATGAATGTAACCACCAAACTGTGCGGTGATGCCGTCGTTCGCGTAGATGATGATCTCTTGCAGAATTGTTGGCGTGAAGCCTGTTGCGAAAGCCAACGACGCTTTTGCCCGCTCGTTGTATGTCCGCGTGATTGTCACGCCGGCCGAGTCCAGTGTGTGTCGGTCTATGCCGCCAACACTGACTCGTATCACCGCACACCCCCGAGCGCGAGCCGGTTGCCCATGCGGTTAATCACGACGTCGGTCATCTTCTTCCCATCCACAATTAGCTGCACGATCTGCGGCTGCTCTGACCTAGAAAAATCTGGCGCCGCGACAGAGGGCATGCTCAGTTGCTCAGGCGTAATGACAATCTCGCCGCGCCGCAACCATGCGGGGATTACGTCGCGTGACGAGGGCGTTCTACCATCGCGGCCGACAATACCGCCCCTGTCGTAGCCCTGCTCGCGGTTGCCGCTGGGGCCAGGACCGGTCGGGGTAGTCCAGTCCCTGAACGGGTTCGGTAGGCTGTTCGGCAGCCCTCGGAAAGCAATAATCAGCTTATTGATTGCTTCAGTGAGATTCTCGGTCGCCGTCTGCATCAGCTCCTGCGCCGAGGGGCCTTTCTCTTTCCAGATGCCCGCCGCAATAGACTGGTCGAGAAGCGCCTGCGTGTTCGCGTCGAGTGGAATGCCGAGACGCGTTGACGCCTCGACAGCACGTTGCAGATAGTCCTGCATCGGAATCAGTGCGTCAGTCGCGCTGCCGCCAGCCTCGAGGACCTTTTCCTTCAGCCGCTCATAGGCGTCTGAGGCGAGACGTCCTGTGAGTGCGAACGAATCCGCGTTGAGCATGTTCAGGTTCGCCAGCGCCGAAATACGCGAGCCGAGCGCGTCGACCGAGGCCATCAGCTCGGGGTTCTTATCAGCGACATTGCCAAGCACAACGAGCATCCGCACGAACGGATCCTCGATGTTCATGCCGAGGTCTGTGTAAGCCTTGTGCAGCCCTGAGAGCCCCGGTAGTGCAGCCTTCAACGCCTGGTTGAACGTCGAGCCTGTCGCAAGGGCAATCGCGAACGACTCGGCGGCAGCCTGCCCGAGGTCCTTCAGCTCCCGTGTAGCACCTGTGCCAGCGGCATGTTGTGCAGCAAGCGCGGCGGTGAGCTTTTTCTGCGCTGCTTCCATGTCACGCGTCCATTCGACGCCGCGTCCCTTGGCCTCGACCTCGTTTAGCTTCTTTACCTCTGAGGTCGCATCATCGATGTTTTTCTTGATGTCAGCGTAGCCCTTGCGCGCACTGACAGTACCGGCGACGATCGTGTTGAACGAGTCCATGATAATGTTGGACTGGCCCTTCATCGCGTCTTGAATGGCTTTCGAGCCCACTCCCATGATTGAGTTCAGCTCGATGATCTCTTTCAGCGAGTCGCTCCAGAAGCCGAGTTCGTCAGTGTTCCCCTCGACCAACGCTGCGAAGTTCTTATCGAGCACCTCGAGGGCCTGCGCCGAGCTGAATGCGCCCATCTCCAGCATGACAAAGACATCGCGCATCTTTGCCGTGTAGGACCCGACGTTCTGCTGATTGACACCACCACCCTCGGCGATGATCTTGTCGAGGTTGAAGAGGCTGGATGCTTGACGCGAGCCGCCAAAGTCTTTCTTCGCCTGCGCGGCGATGCTCTTTGCAAGCTCGTCGCTGATCTTGACGCCAAAGTCCCGCCCGACCTCAGACGCCGCCTGCGCCCAGGCCGGCTTCCCGCGCAGCACGCCTGTGACGAGGCCCGCTGCTGCGCCGACCGCCACGCCCCAGGGGCCGAACATCGCGCCCGCCTGGGCGCCGGCCAGGGCGCCGCTCATGGCATTCTGCGCCTTTGAGGCCGATTGCCCGGTGGCATTCCATATGGATATCGCGCCCTGGGCGATGCCAGCGGCCGAGGCGACGCCAGCGGCGAACCTATTAGCGCCCGATGCACCCTTGTCGAACATGACGCTAAGCGACCCGAACTTCGCGTCCTTATGGACAGACTCCCCCGCCGCATTCGTGACCATACTCATCTTCTGCGTTTCTTGCCGAGCGAAACGCAGGCCGACGACCATGTTACCGATAGAGGTCAAAAACTTGCTGCCCAGGCCGTCGCCCGAGATCTGACCCATTGCCGTGAAGAGGTTAGCGAGGCCGTCGAATGCTGCAAGATTCGCTTCCTCGCCGAACCTTCTTGCAGCATCGCCATCAGCCCGCATTGCCGCGATGAATGCGTCAGACTTCGCGTCCATGTCTTTCTGGTCGTCGTAGATCGCACCCGTCTTTTGGTTCGCGGCAAGGGTGACAATCCCTAGGGCTGCCTTCTGCGAGCCGATAGGATCGGCGTAATGGTCAAGCCGTGCAAGCGAGTCCTTCATCCGTCTGTCGATCTCGGAAAGCTTGCGGTCTAATTCGGTCCCCGCACGGCTTCCCATGAAGTCAACAAGATCGCGCTGCGCTGACTGAAGCGCCGCGTGGTTTGAGATCATCGCCTTTGCGATGCGGTCCGTGTAGACCTCGATAGACTTCGTCAAGTCCTCCCACGTCGAATTGACGTTTTTGTTCAGGTCAAGCAGCGTTTTTGAGACGATGAGATAATCAGAAACCGCAAGCGCGTTGAGCCCTAGTTTGAGCGCAGCCTGCTCGGCGCTGTAACCCTCTTTGATAAGCGCGTCGACTGAGGCCATCTGCCAAACAAGGAGCCCCTTTTTGGCTATTGTGAGGTCTCCCGTGAATTTAGCCAGCGCCTTTAGCTCTTCAGCGTGTTTCTGAGCAGCGGCTATCGCCGCATCCTCAGCAATCTGCCCGACACGGGCCTGCTTTTCAGCGACCTCAGCCGCAGCAGTCGTAGCAGCCTTAGCTGCGGCCTGCGCAACTGTTGCCTCCTCAGCCCTTTGACGGGTTGCCCTCATGGCATCGTTGATGTCGGCGTAGCTTGTTCCGAGGTTTTTGTTGATCGTCGCAAGGTTTTGCGCTGCAAAGGCTTCGTTCGCAGTAGCCGAGCGCATGCGCTCTTGGCCCTCAGAGCGCAGCTTGTAGACTTGATAGAGCGTAGCAAGACCTGCGCTCAGCCCAGTAAGAATTAGCACGGGGGCCGCAGCAGCGCCAGCCACTAGCACAAGATCAGCCGCCAAAGCTTTTGCTGCGGCGCTTCCGAGCCACATAGCACCTTCAGCAAGCCCGATGGCAGTGCGCATTGCTACCCACGCCGCAGCCGCCGCAATAAGTGACTCCTGGTGCCGCCATAGGAATGCAGTGAAGTCAACGATGAATTTGCCGAGCGCCGTCACATACGGCATAACCGCCGTCACAGCGTCAGCAAATTTGTTGACCCCTCGAATGACAATATCAAGAGCCGACTGTGTTGACCCGCCGAAGACATCAGTGAAAGCTTTGCCTATCGCATCAAGCGCTCGCATTACGCTGGGGGATGAGGCAACGCCGGCCGCGAGCTGGTTAAACCAGTTTTTGACCGTTACTACTACTCCGTTCAGGATATCAGCAAAGTCTTTCTGCGCGACGCCGGCAGACTTAACCTTCTGCGCGAGCATCTCGAGCACGCCCGCACGCCGTGCTTCGGTTTGCTCCAGCACAGTAAGATCTTCACGTGTCGTTTTTAGGGCAGCGGCGTAGGTTTCTTCGGCTTTCTTGACATCCAGCTTCACGCCAATCGAGGCCAACATCTGCGTGCGCCCGGTCATCAGCGCGGATGTAACCTTGTCGAGCATTTCTTTCGTCGTACCAAGGCCCTGATCAGCCAGCACGGAGGCGGCAGAGCCGAGTAGTTTAAAGTCGTCTGTACTCAGCTTTACGCCGCCTGCGAGCAGCCTCGTCGAGGTCTTCATCAGGTCAAAATCGGCGATGACACCGAGTGTGCTCGATCTGAGCGTCTCGATGATCTCTTTTGCTTTTATGCTGCTGCCTGACAACTGGTCGAGTGATTTGCTGACATCGTTGATATCAGAACCGCGCATGCCAAGCGCGCCGATAGCTGTTCCGACTGCGGTGAGAGCTACAACGACAGCAAGCGGCCCCTTGACGAGCAGGCCCATCGACCCGTCAAAGCTGTCCGCAAAGTTCTTTGTCCTCTGCGCGAGCGTAGCCAGCACGCCAGAAAGCTGGTCCTCTATCTCGACGCGACCTGTTAAAGTTCCGACGTCCAATTAGACACCCTCCTTAACCGCTTTGCGCGCTGCCCATACTTTGCGCTGTTTTTCGCTAGCAGCGGTGCGTGCTTCAGGGGTGCGTTGTGCAGCAGCGATCCCGATGCTCTGTTTCTTTCTCGTTTCTTCAGAAGCGGTGCGGCCTGTCAGCGTGGAACTAATTTTAGCGCGGTGGCTTTCTGAAATGGTGCGTCCTTTTTGGGCCACGCGCATATTCGCACGAGCTTTATCGGAGCGTTTCATCCCTGTATGAGACGCCGCTATCTTATTACGCGTCTCCTTAGACAGGTTATTCCCTGTAAGAGTCGCTGCAATTTTAGCTCTAACATCAGCAGGTAACGCTCGGCCCTTCATACGCTCGCTAACCTCTTTGCAGAATTCAGCCGTGCGCTTAGCGCCTTTTACGCCGCCGCCGTCGCCGCCGTCTGTCACGTTTGTCAGCCTGTGCCCAATCTCGCGCAAAGACCTAATGTAACATTGCTCGACAAAGCCAAGCAACTTACGTGATGCGTTTTCTTCCATTTGCTCTAAGACCATCACGTCATATTCTCGACCTTCAGCGTGAAGTTTTCTTACCCAATGGAAAAGGTATGTAGGTCTTGACGACCCCTCAGCATTTCTCGAGTGATCATACGGACGACCAACACGACTCCCGGCCATTCCCACGTAACGCACGTGGCCTGGATCAGCGGGATCGATCAATCCGTATACAAATGGCTGCATTAGTGGCTCTTATCCCCAGCAGAGTACGACGCGGCGATGGCTTTGATGATCGCGATCTTTTCTTCGACCGTCTGCGTGTGCGTGTGCATCGGCGAATTGAACTTCAGCAGAAAATCCGAGAGCGAGTAGGCGCGTTGCCCGGCTCCGCGGTTGACGTTCGCAATCGTCGAGGCAATCGATGCCGCTCTGTAGTCATCCCGCTCTTCCCCGAAGGGCTCTATCTGCGAGTAGCGCTCCCAGTCTAGAAGCTGTCTAGCTGTCAGCACTCGACACAGCCGGTCGACGTTGGCTATGCCGAGTGCAGCTGCTAGGCGATAGGCGAATCGCCGTCGAGGGGAACGGATTAGTCTTTTTTTGCTTCGTTGTCCTTCTTGACGTTCATGCCGTTGAGCTCGAGGATCGCCATGACGATTCGCTCCGTCGTCTTGTGGTTCTTCTTGCGAAAGACGGCGAGGTTCTTCGGGTCGGTCGCGTAGCGCACGCCCTTCGTGTTGACGAGGCTCTTCGTGATGAGGCGCAGCCCTGCGGTGCGCTTCTCGTCACCCTCGTTCGCCTCGGCCCACTCGATCATGTCGCCTGCGGTCAGCGACCCGATGCGGAACGATTCGTCTTCCTTGTAGCCCGGCACGAGGGCGTATTCGATGTCCTCTCCGGCTTCGATTTCTTCGATGGTCTCGATGACTTTTTTCACTGCTTCGCTCATGATGTTTTGCTCCACGCAAAGAATGCCGGTCTACTACGGTTCATCTACGACTCTGAGACCGGCAGAGTGAGTCGTCAATGCTGCGCGTGGAGCAGCTTGTTAGACTCCGAAGACCGCGCCGCCGATGGTCATCAGCCCACTGAAGCGCAGCGTGATGTCAGCGGCCAGCTTGCCGTCGACCGGAGCCTTGGGAACGAAGCTCTGCACCTGACCGCTCATGATCCAGTCCATCGAGGGCGTCAGCGCCCCCGGGAACGTGATCTTGAAGCCGGTGACCGTGTTGTCCTTCAGAAGCTTCATCACGCCCGTCAGATGATCGTGCGTGTTGTTGGTGGGCAGGAAGTTGATCGGCACCGTGAATGCGCCGCGCCGAACGACACCGAGCACGTAGGCATCGATGTCCTTTTCCTGTGTCGTGGCATCGAATTCGTTGCGCGAGAGGGAAGGCGGCGTGATGTCGCCAAGCTCCGCGATGGGGGTGAACGCGCCCCCGGGCGTCAACTGCACGTGGACGAGAGTGCCGTGGGAACTGAGTCCGAGTGTCATGTGGCTGTCCTCCTAAGAACGTTGCTTCTCTGCGTCGATGTTGAACGAATAGGTTACTCGTCCAGCCTCGTCCGCTCCTGTGTCGGTAGGTTGTTGCCGTGGGATGAGCGTGAGATAGGTCACGCCATCCAACTCGATGTTGTGGAGACCATCGGGGCCTCCGAGAGCATCATATGCTGCGCGTATCATCGCACGGGCATAAGCAGGCGTCTTTGCTCGCACGTAAACTTGCGCTGTTGGCCTCTCGGTCGAGGAGTTGTGCATACGCATAGCGCCCGTGCCACCTGTCTCTGTCAGCGTGAGAAACGGCCCGTCACCGACGGGGATCTGCGCTCTGCTGCCGAGAAGGATAGAGGCATTGACGATTCCGACGCCCTGGTTCACTAAGAGGTTGGCTATTTCTTCGATAAACATCTCACAGCCCTCTCAATTTGTTGAGGTGTGCACGGCGTGCGATGCGTGCCCCCATGCTGCTACGCGATTCATTCAGCACGGATTCCATGAACTTCCACTCGCCGATAGGGTGGATCGCGTCAGGATTCTCGTGCACATGAACCGCGTAGGGAGCCTCTTTGCCCGTAGCAACTGCTACAGTAATAGTGTTGCCTTTTTGCTCAGGCCGTAGCACGCGGATTGAATTGCGCAGCCGGCCAGGGTGCGGCGCATTTTTGGTCGTGTCGACAGGCGTCCGCTTTTTCATTTCGACGGCTTCAACCTGCATCTCTTGGTAAGCGGCTGCGGCAAGGTGGTCTGGAAATTTCTTCTTGATTTTTCCGAGGTTCTTGACAACCTGCGAGACGCCGAACATCTTACTTGGCATCAACGACCTCCCGCAGCACATCGAGGTAACGAGCGCCGATGTTTTTCCAGTCGTACCGGTGCTGGTATGCGGTAGCGAGCGCCCTCTTGCTGTAGTCCTCTCGGATAGAGGGCTCCCGGTAGAGCCTATCCAGCGCATTAACGACGCCCTCGTAATCCATCACGCCGCCAATGACATTCACGTAGGGCGGACCGATAGCGGTTTCGGTGCAGGGCACGATCCACGAGCCCTCACGTGCCCAGTCTCCGAGGGCGGACCAGTCGGGCAGAATGCACGGAATCTTGCACGCCATAGCCTCCAACGCCGTCAGCCCGAAGCCCTCGCCCTGCGTCGTGCTCAGCAGCACGTCGAAGCACTGGTACGTTTGCGCCATGATTTCCTCCTCGACGCCATACCACGTCGGTGGTTGCACGAGGATGAGGCGCTCTGTGATGCCGTAATAAGCGGCAAGCTGCTGGACGTTGATGCCAAGATCCCCGGTCGGCGCAGTGTGCAGAAAGAGCATCGCGTTCGGTGCGTCGAACGCGCTTACCCAGTCAGCGAAATACTTCAGCGTAAGATCCCAGCGCTTGCGTGGCTGGTTTCGGTTCACGTTGCCGACGATGAATGCATCTCTGAACCGCTCGTCCGCAAGCCCTCGTGCGGAGCGCGCATGGTTGCGCGAATGCGGCTTGTAGACGCTGCGGTCAACGCCGAGGGGAATGATTGAGGCCGGCCCTTCGTAGCCACTCCCTCGCGCCTCTTTCAGCGCGAACTCGGTCCAGAAGATAACATGCGCAACGCCGTCAAGCCAGTTGCTCTGAAAATTCTTTCCGTCGACCGCAACAACAGCGACGATAGGAACCCCATCGAATTCCTTGAACTGCCGCATCTGCTGCACATACAATGGGATGTTCCACCCGTCGTTCTGTAGCACGACAACATGCGGCTTTGCATAGTCGCACATCCACACAAGACGCCCGACGCCGAAGCCATCGCCTGCGACCGCCGCTGCGAAGATGGGGTAAGGGAATTCGTGTGGGTCGCCGCGGTAGTTGATGCCCAGCACCGTGACGTCGTAGGTCTCTTTGAGCGTGTCGAGAATGTTGTGCGTTGCCTTCGCAAAGCCGCTCGGGCAGCCAGCATCCCCGACCCAGAGTAGCCGTTTCTTTGGCTCAACAAACGACCACTCATGCCCCGGAAACGATGGAAACGTGATGAGCGCCCCGCCGTTTGGATTATCGGCAATCGAGGTAATGTGCCCGATGTGCTGCACAAAGCTCGGCGCTGAGGCCTGAAACCACGTCAGTCCTCGAGCCCCCGCCCAGCGGTGCAATTCTATGTCGTGCGCGTTGTGCTCGGGCAGGCCGTGCGTTTCGAGCCACTCGGCGATGTCTAAGGCGACCGCAGGCCGCACGGCAAAGCATTGCATGCCCCAGAACTTCTCGACCGGATATTGCCATTCAACGTTACCCTTTTGCGCGAACTGCGGATAGTCGCCAGAGAAGATGTTCGGCCTGTCGTCTTTGCCGTGTGCGTCGAGCCAGCGGCTCAGGCTTCCGACAAAGTCTCCGCATACATCGAGGTCATCCTCGAGGTGCACGATCCAGTCCGCGCCCGACACCGCGCCGTGCCGTAGTGCTGCTGCGCAGTTCCACTTTGCTGAGCGTCGTTCCGTTGGGCGATGCGACCAGACCTTGCTATGCGTCAGTATGATGTTCGCCGTAGGCCATGCTTTTGCAGAGCCTGAATCGACGAGGTGCAGGCTATGCAGCTGCGGGTGCTTCAGCACACCAGACCGCTTCAGGTTCTCCAGCGTCTCGAACAAATAGTTCGGGTTAGGGCTTCTGTTGAACGTCGAAATGACAATCGTAATCATCGCCACACCTGCTGAGGCTGCTCGTTCAGGGGTTTCCAACTTGACGCCCAGTGGTGAATAGCAATCGTGTCGGGTTGAATTGCCGCGGACGTCAGCGGCTCATACCACGGATAGGGGTGAAACACCTGACTACGCCGCACCGTAATGCCGGCGATAGTCGTGTCCCCGTCGCGGCCGTTCCAGCCATTTGCGTAGAGCAGCGATGAGACCAGCCCAGGCCCTGACATGTTTCCATAATCGGGATGTCGAGTGTCGACCTTGCGGAGCGCCTTCACCTGGTCCTCGAGGAACGGATGCGCTGCACCGCACGCCATCACCGCGTTGTTCGCCCAGCCCTGGCCGGCTCCGATATGCCCGAGGGTGTAGCTGGTTTCTAGCAGCGGATCAAACCTCTGCACCGCCTCGACATCTGCATCGAGAAACACACCGCCCAGCACGGCCAGAAATTTCAGCCTCGCCCACTGACTACAAGCGATGAAATTCCCCTCAGCAATGCGCTCTTCGAGCCACGGCTCAGTGCCGAACAGACGCAGGTTGCCGAGTGTTACGACCATGATTTCGTAGTCCGGCATCAGCTTCAGCCACGATGTCATGCAGTGTGCGAACATCTCGCGGTGACGCGGCTGATAGCGGTCGCGCTCGGCGTCGCAGATCCACGTCGTGATAATACGTTTCGGGATCATCGTGATGTTGGCCTCAGCAAATAGGACGGGCAGCCGTCACGCGTTAGATGCGTTATCTCCCAGCCGAATTTGTTGCAGAACGTATCGACTGCTCGCACCACACCGTCGAATCTTGGGCAGTAGTCGTGGCCACCGATACCCCAGAGCGTTTTCCGCATTGCCATCACAAGGTCGGCATAAACAGCCTCCTCAGAATGGTCCGCGTCTACGTAGATGAAGTCAAAATAACGATCAGGGAACGTAGATAGCGCGACTGTGGTGTTTGCGCGGTGGAGCGTATAGCGGCGGTCCCCGCGGAGCGCGAGGGCAAGAAAGACCACCTCCATGCTATCGACGACCTGGATGTTCTCGCCGTCCTTGTCGCCGCACTCGACACGCCCCGTCCACGTATCAATAAGGTGCAGCTCCGCAGGGTCGCATACGCGCAGAATCTCTGCCGAGAACGCGCCAGTGAATACGCCAAGCTCAGCGATGACAAAGCGCTTCGGCACGAGCCGAAGCAAATCGCTGCGCGTCTCAAGCAGATTCACATAAACACCCGCGTCGCAATGGGCTGGCTCGTGCCCGCGTCAATGAAACCATCAACGCTGAGAATCTCGCCCGTCTCGCCGCTCGGAAGCACGATTCTGTCTGCCTCTTGAATCCCGCGCCCGCCCGTTGCTGCGCTGAGCGCCGCAACGTCGAGGAACTGTACCGAGACCTTCGCCAGACTCAGCACACCGTTGGCGCGTCGGACCTCTTCCTGCTTCCAATCAACGATCGCCTTGAGCGTGATCATCCCCTCGGCATAGGTTCCCCCGCCATAGGGGTCTGTGCCCGTCATGCGCTCGAAGAACACGTTTGCCTGCAAAGTCTTCGTCACCGTGTCGGCGATTTTCACGCCAGCGCGCAGCACATTGAGCAGGCTCATTCAGACACCACATCGAAAAGCGCCAGCAACCCGGAGCCCTCGAAGATCTCGTTAGTGAACCACCAGGCTGGCAGAAGCTCCCAGACTAGGTCGGGCAAAACGTGACGCTCGATCATGTCCTTGAACGTGACCGCCACGCTGCCCGCACTCACAGATTTGATGCCGCCGACAGAGACTGCATTGTCAAGCGTTGAATCCGACATCAGAAGTTGCCCGGCAAGCTCTGCGGTCGCATCCTTCAGGTCCTGCGGAATGACAGTCGAAAGGATGTCATTGCCGTTGCGGTCGCGCATGCCTGTGCGTGGCCACGCAAGCCGCTGCGTTGTCGTCGCGGGCGTGCCAGTCCATGCTCGGTTGGTGTAGTAGTAACGCGACTGACCGTCGACGCGCAATGCGCGGTTTGCGACAGACAGCGTTTCAAGCACCCGCGTTGCCATGATGAGCGCACGCGTTGGCACATCGCCAGTGGCAACCCACGGCGTCGGGAGTGGAATTCTTGCGTCGTGATACACGGCAGCCTCAAGTAACGTCGCGTATGAATTCGACGTCACGCCGCCGACCGTTGCGTCAATGCTTGGCACGTCTGCGCTCCTTCTTGGTCTGCGGCTTCGGGTGCATGCGTCGGATCACGCCTTGCTCGTCGCGTCGATATACGGTGCGGTCACAAGTCCGAAAGACGTGTGTGCCCGCAGACGTAGGGTGCTCGATGGGCACGAAGACGCGCCGCCTGAGCTGTTCGGCGGTTGTGAACTCCTCGACGGGCTTCTCGGTATCCATATGCGGCTAGAACCCCTTAAATCCTTGTGGCGTTCTCGCAGGAACCGCGAACGGCTGTCTGGCTAGAGCTAACTAGCTTTGACTTGGCTCGCGGTTCCTGCGGCATCCTCGTAGCTTTTTATGGCTGAGCTACCTTACGGCTGAGCTGCCCTTTAGGCGCGGGTGCCGTGCACGATTCCGCTGTTGCCGTTGTAGTCCGAGCGGACGCGGGGGATCATGATGCCCATCACGATGTTGTGGATCGTGAAGCCATCGAGCGACGTCCACGGAATGACCGTGGGAGGCTGTCCGACGACGATGTCAACGACATCGTTCGTCATCTGCACGAGCGTCGCCTGCTTGCCGACCGCGGCAGCCGGGTAAAGGTCCGCCGAGCGGAACTTGATCGGACGACCGCCCGCCTGGATCATCTCCAGGCGCTTCTGGATCGTGTCGGTCGTGTTGACCTTGAAGTCGCCCTGCATCAGGTTCATCGTCTTCGTCCCGACGTAGAGGTTGTAGGGGCCGTATTTGAAATCGGCCTGGAGCGCGTCGATCATGCCCAGCAGATCAGCGGCCATCGCCGGACCCGTCGTGCCAATCGTGTTCGCGCCCGTCCAGTCTACCGAGAGGGGGTAGAGGTTGGCGTCGGGCGCGTTGAGCAGGCCGGGAGCCGTGTAGCCTGCGACGTTGAGGTCGAGACCGTCGAGGGTCGTCGCGCCGTTCAGCGCCGCGTCCTCGAATGCCTCGTTGACGGCACGCGTGCACTGCTGCACGAGCGAGACGTCGAGGGGCGTGCCGATGCGCTGGGACATCTTGAGCGTGCGGATGTCCAACTCGAAGCCGTCCGTCGTCAGGTAGATCGGCAGACGGCTCGACAGCACGTTCGGCAACTTGTTCTCGGTGCGCGACGAGGGCGTCATGACGCGCTGAGCGGCGCCGACGCGGTTCGTCTTGTTCCACTCAATCTGCGTGACGCTGAGCGGGTCGGTCAGGTTGTAGGTGAGGCCCTCGGCGAGCAGATCGGCCACGAACGTCAGCCGCTGCATTCCGACCTCAACCACCGCCTTGTCGATCACGACCTGCGCCCGATCCGTGAGGGGCGCGAGGGCGCGAAAGCCCGGAGCGCGCAGGTTGGTGACGTTCAGCTCACCCTCCTGCAACGCCTTGAGCACGACGTCGGACAACGGGCTGTTCTTGCCCATCGCCGTGATACGCATCTTGTCAAACGACATGTCTTGATCCTCCTTCTGAGATTGTTAGGCGCTAACCTGCGCCTAGATGGTTTCGACGCGGATGCGCGTCAAGACGGTGACAGAGGGCTTGTTCTCCAGCGCCACGAAGAGCGCCGTGCCGGCTGCGAGAGCACGCAGCGTGCCGTTGCCGGCCGACTCGAGCTTCACGCCTGCCGCGATGTCCTGACCCGACGCGATCAGCATCCAGAACGTCGAGCCGCCGCGACCGATGGACGCCTCCACGAGGTTGCCCGCCGCGTAGTTGTCGTCGACGCCCAGGTTCATCATCGACTGGTTGGTTGCGACAGCGCGGCCCGTGTCGCCGGCCGCCGTTGCGTGCTTGCGCCACCGGATGACACCGGCGCTGTTGAACCGCTCGATCAGATGACCGGGCGTGATGGCCTCGCTTGCGGCGAGATCGTTCACCTGGATGCGGTCACCGCCCAGGTAGACGGTGTTCGGCGAGTAACGCGTGATCGACATTCTTTCTTCTCCTCTGTTTGAGCTGCTGTGTTACTGTTACTTGGACGCCTGAAGAGCCTTGATGCTCTCGGCGTAGGCGTCGGGAGGTGCGAAGTTCTCGCCGGCCGCACGCATGCGCGGAATCGGACGAGCGCTGTAGTCGGGAGCGTCGACCTTGGCAATCGCTGCCAGCTTGCGCAACGCGGGGAGGGGCATCTCCTTGAGTTCCGCCTCGCTGAAGATGCTCTCGGCCGCAACCTTCAACGTGGTGATGAGCGCGGTCTGCTCGGCTTCGTCTTTCGCCTTCGCGTCGGCGACGAGCGAGCGGATGGATGCGGGTGCACGCTTGAGGAAGTCGGCCTCATCGAGCACGCGCTCGGTCGAGGCGCGGAGGTCGGTCGTCAGCTTCTCGACCTTCTCCTCGAGGGACCGCTTGTCGTTGCGGTCGGACTCGGCCTGAGCGCGCTCACGCGCTTCCTTGGCCTTCGCCAGCTTTTCAGCCTCGGCATCGGCCTCAGCCTTGGTCTTGGCCGCTTCCGTCGCCGTCTTGGCCGCTTCCACCGCCGTCTCGGCGAGAGAAAGGAAATGGGTCAGGCGGTCGTCTGATGCCGCTTCGAGCATCTTGACGTCGTCTGCCGTGAATCCGCTGCATGCGCAGCTGGTGAGCTTGCTGATCAACACTTTCCGGTCCATGCTGTCCTCCTGGCGGGTTTCTGCCGCCTTCAACTGTCCAACTCCGTCGCAGGCTTCGCACGGGTTTCCGCCGTGCGCGCCTGAGCCTTTGCACCTCGGGCATTCTTCCGCACCCGCAAGCGCACGCTTCACAAAGACCACCTCAGCAGGGACGTCTGAGGGTGCCGCATCGAACAGCTTAAACCCCTGCTTGCTCATCTCCTCGACGAGCGTATCGAGCTTCGTGCTAGGCGCAGACACCGTTTTCATCTCGCCGCCCTTGTCGAGAATCTTACGCAACGATGTTTGCGCTGCGGGGTCCATCCACTTAGGCATTGAATGCCCGCCGCCGCTGCTACCGCCTGGATTACCCGGACCACCCTCGCCCCCTGAGTGCCCGAAGTTTCCTGAGCTTGAACCACCAAGCGCCTTAAGATCCTCCGCGTCGAACGCGAAGACATCCGCCGACGCTGCCGACGCTGCTCGGTGTGCGCCGCAGCCCATTTCAACAGAGCAGGCTCCGCGACCATCCGGCAGGAACGCAAGGTGGTCTGAGCTAAGCGCAGCCCATGCGGTTTGATACGCCTTGCCGTTGTGCTCGCCGGGCTTCGAGTGCGTCGCGACCATCGCTCCGACGCTGACCTCGATCACGGTCCCTGCGCGCAGCTTTGCGACAACATCAGCGCGGCCGAGCGCCTCGAGGCGCGTTGGATCGATATAGGCGTCCATCAACAGGCGCTTGTTCTCGATGCGCGTGTTGAAAATCGTGCCGATGTATTGCCCATCGAGGACCGTCGGGTCATTGGCGGCGATGTGTATGCCGTTCTTGACTGGGTGCATAAGCACCACAGGGCGCCCGTTCCACTGATGGACATTCGCAGACAGCGTTGCGAGCGGGACAAACTCTTTCTCGCTCGCGTTCACGGCATGAATGACGCCCTCCATGAGCGCGATAACAGGCACGACAAGATGCTCACGCCCGCTAAACATCACAGACTTGATCTTGCCTGCGGTATTCGAAAGAAGATGTCGGATCTCGTTCATGATAATCCCTCTGTGCAGCGGCAGCGTGGGTGCAAAGGAGGGCCCTCGATATCGCCTTTGTAGGTTCCGTCAAGGCGCGCTGTGGTTCCGTCAAGCTCCTCGCAAAGCGGGCACGCGCCAGGAACGGCAATCCACACACGCCTCTCGCGTCCGGTAAGCCAGCCCTCCTCAACATCGCGAGCCCAGGCTTGACGCTGACCGGCTGAAACAGCTGCCATGCTTTCGGTGCGTGCTATCAGCTTCGCGCGGGCCTCATCGCCTACCATCTCCATCACACCCGCAACGACTGTGTCAAAGTCCACGCCTTCGAACCCGAGGGCTATGGCTTCGCGGATGTTCTTGCGCGTCGTCTTCGAGAGGCCCTTCGCCAGCTTCGCTGCGTGCTTGCGAGCCCAGTCCGCGGCATCCTCGTTTGTGACGTCGTAGCGGATCTTCGCACTGCGTACGCGGCTGCCTGTTTTCTTGGCGACGCGGAGACCGAGGGTTCGACCGCCCGCATCACGAAGCTCATTAGATTCTCGCGGAACCAGCAGAGGAACATAAAACACCACGCCCTGTTGAGGTTCTTCCGCGCTACGCCACTCTTCCCTCTTTTGGTCAAATATCCATATATCCGAGATCCACTCTGGTTTGATGTCACCGTGAAACTCGAACTCTTTGTCAGTATGCCCTATGTTCGAGTCCGCACGTAACAACGCTCGCACATCATCCGGGATACGCACCCCAAGAATGACAGGATCGGTCATGCGGAAGCCTCGTTCACTCGTGCGTTTCAAGTCTTCTTTTCTTTGTGCCATCAACGCGTAGTTTGTGGCAGTCACTCTATCTGATGCGATATAGACAACACCAGGCTTTGACTGCTGCCAGTATTGTCCTACCTTTGCTCTCAGTAAGCCAGAGGTTCTAATCTGTTCGAGGTTTTCTGCCGAGGTTCCATGGAAATACGATTCACTGCCCCCCTCCGAAGCGCTGCTCCCACCCGGATTGCCCTTACCGCCCTCACCGCCTGAGTGCCCGAAGTTTCCGCTGCCAGGACCGCCGAGGTCCCTCAGCTGCATGAGAACCGCATCCTCAACAGGGGTGCCCATATGCGACACAAAGTCAAGTGGGTTCGTCATAGCTTGCGGAGCCCCATGCCGCCGGTTTTGATGGCGTTGCGGGCGTTCTTGTCCGTGCTGCCAAGCACGCCATAGAGTTTCGCTTTGTAGAGGTATTTCAGGTAACGGCCGCGATCATAGGTAATGCCGAAGTATTTGCTGTTCTCCGGGTTATCCCATGTCGGATCAACCACTGTGCCGTCTTTTGTTACTGCCCACGCGTGCTGAAAGGGTAGGTCGCCGAGTTCACCGCTATACGCAATACCCTCAGCATAATCAAGATCCTCGCGCTCCATGACGAGTAGCGATGCGTTCTTGTAGCATTGCTTCGGCGTACCGCGTCCGACATCAGAGGGCAGAGGCGCAGCAGTATGTTCCTCACCGTAAGCTGCGATGTAGCGCACAGCATCTGATCCGTTAGAAGAACCGAGTGGCGGAATAAAAGGCATCGCTAATGTGTTCGTCTGAGCACTCGCGAGCGTTTCTTGCCGACGCACCTCAGGGGTCTCATCGCCCGGCCCGCTGCTACCACCAGGGTTGCCCTCGCCACCCTTACCACCTGAGTGCCCGAAGTTCCCGCTGCCGGGACCGCCAGCACCGCGGAACTGCTGCATAATCACAGGTCCGGAACCTCATAGGGAACATCGACATCGAGCCCGCGAGCGCGGATCTCATCGCACTCCTTTTCAAGCTGCGCGTACATCGCCTCGGCCTCGGGGCCGGTCATTGTATGCGGCTTCTTGGCCACAATCTCGACAAGCATACGAGAGATGTCGTCGCTATCGATCACCGGTTCCCCTTTTCCAAAAATGCGAGCCACAGCGGTTGGTTGTGAATTGTTAGATTACGTCGTGCACCGCTAGCAACAAGCACTGGCGGTTTCCCCGTAGAATCCCACAGCTTCACCTTGTCAAACATGCCTTGTTTAACTGCCTCTGGAAACACGCGACTAACGGCCGCGTGCATCTCACGCATAGCTGTCGGGGGAACAACACGACCGAAGCTCGCTGAATTCGGGTTTAAGGTCCTGCCATCGGCGCGTTGCTGCGCTACCTCAACGGAGGTCGTAACATAGATTGCATCGACCTTATGACCCTTGGAGCGCAATACAGCAATCTTTCCACCAAGCTTCTCAACCGTCGAATCGCCGGTCCCATCAAGCACTAAGTTTCGGCTAGTGGACGCTGAGCGCATGATAAGCTTCGCGGAAATATCGCTAGCTTCCTCATGCGTCATCGCAGTTAGCGGGGGTCTCTTGCCGTTGGCATCGGGCGCATATTCAGGCAGGTCGTTGCGGAGATCATCAACGTTGATCTGAACCGTATTTTCTTTGCCGATGTTTTCTTGCGCGACTAACGTGCTCTTGCCAACACCAGGCGCGCCGCCGAGAATGACTGCAAGCGGTTCATCAACTGGCGTCGTTCCGCGGAGGGCCTTTGCGATAATTTCCTCGTGAAGCAATTTACGTTCAGGCGTGTAGTTGCCCTTCCCGTCGGAAAACCTCTCGCGGGTATCGCGGCCATGCTCGAACATCGGCGTGTAGGCTGAGACAGGCTTGCCGATCCAGGCATTACTGTTGCGACTGCTCCCACCAGGATTCCCCTCGCCGCCCTCACCGCCTGAGTGCCCGAAGTTCCCTGAGCCAGGACCGCCTGCGGCCCGCAGGCGCCCTCGCAGCAGGCCCCGGCCCACCCCCGCGCCAGCCCGCGCAATGCGCGCCAGCGTGCCCGGCAGCACGCCCAGCAGCGCAGCCTCAACAACAGCGGGGACAACGCTCATGATTTCTTCAATCTCGTCAAGCGTCGTCGCATGCTGAAGCTTGTCATGCACCTCGCGGCGACCGAGGGCGAACGCATAGCGCACCGCCACTTCTAGGTCAGCCTCGTAGCGGTCAGCGACGGCGTGTAGCGCGGCCTGGGCGTTGTTTGCGGAGGCGGCCGCTCGAAACTCCTCATCATCAGGATCATCGTCAAGCTCATCGACCTCACGGGCGCCGCCTAACGATCTCGTAACGTCTCGGCCCGAGAGTTTGGTAAGTAGTTCCCAGTCACCCTGTCGCTCAATCGTAGCCCCGTGGCGTTTGAACGAGTCCCACATTTTTTGCGCCGCGGGTTGACGAAACCAAGTATGGCTAGAAATACCCTTATAGCCGAGTTTTTGTAGGTGGACAAGCGCAGCTTCGTACAATTTAACGGCTTCGCCCCTGCCTTTATCCCGAACACCAACTAGTGAGACGCTGCCATACCCCGGGGGAGGCGTAAATTGTCCGACACGCTCGCCACTTAGCCACTTAGTTCGAACGAGCATAGAACCACGACCATCGGGCAAGACGAAGTCGTAATCATCACCATATTCTGTGCTATGCGTCACAGTTACGCCGTGAGGTAAATCTGTTGACGAACCGCTTCCGCCCACCTCACCCGGCCTGCCCGCATGCCCGAAGTTCCCTGAGCCGGGACCACCTGCCGCTCGAAACTCCTCATCCTCAGGATCATCGTCAAGCTCATCGACCTCACGCCACGGGCGCACAGGGCCGACATACTCCACCGTTTCGATGAAGTCAGTCATGAGCGCGTCGAGGTCTTCTATTTTTTCCATTTGCCCCACGCAGCAGGATCGATGTAAGACTTGATGGCGACTTCAGGTGTGTTGCCGAGATGCTTTGAAACAGCGGTCGAGATTCGCTTGCGCTCCCCTTTGTAGGCTTCCTCTGTTTTCGGCTTCTGCGTTCTCGTGATGAGGCTCAGTGCTTTGGCGGTGCCGTGATAGGTGCGGAAGTCTTTGGGTATGAACGAGGGGTCGGCAATCGTCTTCATGTAGCGCCCTGCTCTACCGTCGCTCGTGTCAAACAACGTCCCCGGGGATGCAAGGCGCGGAGTGAGAATTTTCGCCAGACGGGCATCGTCAACCGTTTTATCGATCTCGACGCCCTTCTTTCCGACGAAGGAAAATGTGACACGTGAGCCACTGATGCTAACATGCTCGCTTTTCAGCGTGCTTGCGCCGAACGCCTCGACGTCGCCGCCCCGGTCCCGCTTGGCCCCGGGCCTGAAACCGGTCCGGTCTATCAAGTATAGCACAGATGCGTCCTCGCGGGTCGCTAAATTTTCTGAATCGAGGTCCCTTATGATGGACTTGCGGATGGCCGGCAGCTTATTTGAGAATTCTCTGACCCGAGCAAACTTTACGGCGGCATTCTTGTCCGTCTGCGCGGGGTTCATCTTCGGCTGCGTGCGCCCCTTCTCGTCGACGCCTGTGCCAAAGTAGGGCGCGTCAGGATCGTCGGAGATCATGACATCCGTCCATGCAGGCGGGAAGCCTAGCTCTTTCATGCGCGCTGCGTCGGCCTTTGTTGCCGGACGCAGGTTTGACTGGTCCTTCAGCGTGGGACCCTTTGGTGAGCGCTGGCTCTTTGGGTTGCCGAACGCGTCAGGAGCGCTGCCGCCTGGGTTGCCCTTGCCGCCCTCACCGCCCGCATGGCCGAAGTTCCCTGAGCCTTTGCCGCCGAGCAGCAACAGCGCGAACAGCCGCGCACCAACCGCAGGGATCTTCAAAACGTCAAGCACGGTAGACCCCGATCTCGTCAGGTGCGCCGTTCGGAAAGAACACAACCTTGCCTGCGATATCCGTCACCTGCCAGTGCGTGCGGTAGGTATGCACAGCGCCGTAAACGCTCGCAGGAAAGACGAAGTCGCTGGCCGCTGGTGTGTAGAAAACCTGCCCTGGGTAGAGCGCTTGATCGCGCACGTCGACCGTGCCCGTCGGCACCACGACAGCACCGAGAGCATTGCGCAGCTTTAGCACGACCGTCATTCCCACCAATGTAGTTGGCACCCCATCGATACGGAGCGTGAAGGGTCCGAGGGGTCCGGTCCATCCCTCAACGATTGACAACAGCATGGTCATCCCTCGAAAGTCGTTGATCTAATGGGCTCAGTAAACGCCTGCGTGTAATCAGGCATCTCAGAGATTTGCGAGCGCTGGGGCTCACTTGTGGTCTGCGTGGTCAGCAAGATGTTTGAGGGAAAAGCCCCCTCGAACAATACCTCGGGCGCAAAGACCTGCGCAGCTGATGCAGCAAACCCGGTATACAGCGCGTTGCCCGCCGGCAGCACGACAGGCGCAAAGACTTGCGCACTGCCTGCAACCGTGCCAGCGGTAATCGTGAACGTGAGCGAAGGCGCGTGGACGATAGAGCCAGCAGCAATCGTCGGTGCACTGAGGGAAAAGCCGAGCGTTGGCGTCGTGACTGTCGCGGTGCTGACAATAAACGGCGACGCGATTGAAACCGCCCCGGCGCTCAGCAGTGGCGCATAGAGCGAAGAGGTTCCCGGAACCGTTGCGCCCTCAAGCGTGACAGCGCCCGCCGAGATCAAGGGCACCGATAGCGTTGCTTCAGAGGCGATAAACTCTGTGCTAACGGCGTTAGACCCAAGCACTAACGGGGCGTAGACGGACGCAGTTGAGGCGAGCGTCGAGGTCGTGATCGTCCGCGCTACAGAGGGTGCGTAGACGTTCTCAGTCGAGGCGAGCGTCGAGGTCGTGATCGTCCGCGCTACAGAGGGTGCGTAGACGTTCTCAGTCGAGGCGAGCGTCGAGGTCGTGATCGTCCGCGCTACAGAGGGTGCGTAGACGGATGATCCGCCCACAACAGTTGCGCCTATAAGCGTAACAGGACCGGCCGCAATCTCGGGTGTAAAGAGTGTTACAACGCTCGGCAGATGCGCGGTTGAGAGATTATTTCCAGCTGGCGCGACTACCCCAGCAAAGACGCTTGAGCCAGAAGAAATAACAGGGGGCGAGATCGTAACCGCGCCCGCTTCAACGCCCGGCCCGTACACGCTCGTGTTGCTTGCGAGAGATGCAAGGCTAATGTTCAGCGCAAGCGAGGGGGCAAAGACACTAGACGTCGACCCGAGTGTTGCAGTTATCGCGCTAAGCGTTACACTCGGCGTAAACGTCGCGCTGCCCGCAGCAATCGTGGGTAGGTTAATTACAAAGGCTTGCGTAGGCGCAAACGTCTGCGCAGTCGATGCAATCGTCTCGGTCGTAACGTTGAGACGTAATGCGGGCGGAAATAAGGACGCGCCGCTCGTGACCCCAACAAGCGACACGCCCTGTGCCCCGACTTCAGGGGCAAAGAGAGCAGCGACCGACGCAATGCTCGGCGCAGCGATAGTGCGCGCAACCGAAGGGGTAAAGACCGTCGAGCCGCTTGAGATGAATGCTGGGTTAAGCCCGCTGGCAGAGACAACCTCAGGCGCGTAGACCGCAGATGTCGCACCTATTAACGGGGTCGTCAGCGTAACCACGCCTGCCCCTACCGTTGGTGCGTAGACTACAGCGCCAGTGGAGACCGTCGCAGTAACGGCGTTAAGCGCAGCCGCAGGCGCAAAGACCTGTGATGCTCCGGCAACCGTCGGAGTCGTGATAGCGAACGTAACGGCCGGAGCGGTAAGCGATACACCCGAAGTAATCGTTGCGGTCGTGACGTTTAGCGCAAGCGAGGGTGCGTAGCTAAGCGCGCTGCTCGCAATCGTGCTTGTCGTGACCCTGTGCTCTAACGTCGGCGCGTTGACGCTTGCGGACGAGGCAATCGTTGGTGCTGCAACGCTGAGCGATGCTGTCGGCGCGAATACCTGCGAGCCGGGCGCAACTGTTGCCGTCGTAACACTGAGCGCAACATGCGGCGCGAAAACCTGCGAGCCAGATGAGATCGTTGATGCGTTGAGACTGTTCCCGGAGAGCGCAACAGCAGCAAGAAGGACGAAATGTGCTGCCCGCTGGCGTCTCGACCGCGCCTCTCCAGACACAGGAACAGCCGCTGTTGGCGGTGTTGTGCCGAAGGGCTCAGTTCCGAATGGAAACGATCCAAACATGATGTCTTAGCGATCCGACTCGGTGTAGACGCTGGCGATCCCGATGGCCGACGTGGTCACGGTGACATTCGCCGTCCCGTTGCTCATCGCACACTGTGGCCCCATGAACACCGTGTTCACTGGCAGCGTCGTGCTGGTGCTCCCGGTGTAGGACACGTTGTTCACGATGTCGTCTAGCCGCCAGTTGATCGTGCTCCCGTTCGGCGCAGCGAACATATAGAAATCATAGCTATTGCCCGCCACAATGGCATTCGCGAGCGTGATCGACTGCTTCGTGGTCGTCGCCGCATTGCGGGTGACAAAGTTGAACGCGCCCGCGCCGCTGCTCGGGTCGGTGGTGTCGTGCCACAGACCGCAGGTATTGTTCAGCACCGTATCGCTCGCGACCACGTAGGCGGCTGCCGACGCCGTTAGCCCAGCGAAGATCCGCACCGTGGCTGCCGGATAGAGTTCGACGATGAACCGGGCCGCGTAGAAAAAGCCGCCAAGGCCCGCCGCGTTGCCGAGCCAGTAGTTCAGACTGTCAGCCGCCGCCGCCCTGATGCCGAGGGACTGGTTCGTCGTCGTGACGACGTTCGCATAGCGCGTGCGGCGCATCTGGTTCGAGATGGCCGGGGCGGTTGTGGCTGGCGTCGGGTGCGACACGGTGCCGCCAGAGTTCCAGATCGGCCCGAGGCCCGTGCCTGACCCCGTACCCGTGGTGCCCGTTGAGGGCACATAGGTCAGAATGCGGTTTTGGAAAATCGCCGTCTGCAAGCAGGTGTCAATGCCGCTCGGTCCGATGATCTTCGGCAACACGCGCCCGCCGACCAAGAACGAGTAGAGCGTGAGCGAGTCCGCCGCAGGGGTCGCTGGGTTGGCCGACTCCGCGACGAGGTTCAACATCCGGCCTGCGGCCTGGGCGATGAACACATCTTTTGTGCCCGCCGAGAAGTTTACCAGCGCATCCGCGTTCGAGGATTTCAACACCGTCGTGCGCGCCAAGGCTGGCGTGGCTGACACGTAGGTGCCGAGGCCGATCTCCCACTCTGACCCGGTTTGTCCGACGATGGCGTAGTACGTCGTGTCGTTATTCGCCAGCGCCGATGAGAACGCCCGGAACGCCGCAACCGCCCCAGCCAGGGTCACGTTCCCCGTGCCGGTCGTCGTGGTCGTCTCCTTGATGCGGTCTGCAACAATATGGGCCATCGCTATGCTCCGTTCACGATGGTGAACACATCACCGACAGCCGGTGCGGCCGGGAGGGCCTCGCACGTCACCGTGTCCGTGGTGAAATTGAAGGCGGTGATCTTCTTGGTCGCGCTGGCACAGGTGC